GTCTGGAGAGGCTTCCACTCAAGATCTAAAAGCAGCTATTGATTGGCTTCATAAAAATGACATCAGTGGTGTTGCATATGAAGGTAACCCACTAGATAAATTGGCAAACATCATGCCAACAATTGACCCAGAACTTGTACAATCGAGGCTGTATGGCAAAAGGTAGAACTGCAAAGTACTACGCTGCCAATCCTAAAGCTGCGGCACGTCGTCGTAAACAACAGCGTAGATATAACAAAACTGCTAAGGGTCTACAGATCCGTGTAAAAGCTAACAAGCTTAATCGACAACTTGGTACATACGGTAATGGTGATGGAAAAGATGCCTCTCATACTGGTCCTAACAAAGGCAAACTTGAATCACCTAAAAAGAATAGAGCAAGAAAGGGGCGGTACGCATCATGACCCCTTTGTTTCCTAATCCTGATCACTACCTCTTTAATTTAATAGCTATGACCTCTTCAGAAGCCAAGCGCCTATGGAGGCGCAGCATTAAAGAGCATTTCGACAACACTTGTATTTATTGTGGAAAGACTTATGAATTATCTCAGCTTACTTTGGATCATGTTCACCCACGCTATTACGGGGGACGTGATGAAACCAGCAATCTTGTATGTAGCTGCAGACAATGTAATCAGGAAAAGGGAACACTTAACTGGAAGGAGTATGTAACTTCTCCCATTCGTCAATCATTAATCAACTCATACACTAACGGATAATGGCATCAAATAGAGATCCTCGTAAGGATTACCGTATTAATCGTCGTGGTCGTAAGGTCACAAGCTCCTCAGACCGCGCTAAGAGGTCCAAGAAGGCCTCTGCACCACGTCCTACGTCATCTAGCACCAGAGCATCTACTAAGGGCTCTTCTAGCCGCGTTACGACGGGACAAGGTGGGAGTCGTGCACGGGTTAAATCTAAAGCTAAATCTACAGGTCTAATTGGTTCTACTGGTAACGCTAAATCACGTTATGTAGGACCACCTCGTTCTAAACAACCATCTATTAATCGTATCAGTAAGCAACTCTCTAGGGGTTCTAAAGCTGCTGCAATTGTTAACCCTAGAACTGACCTGCCAACCAAAGTTCTTGCTGCTGGTGGTCTAGCTGCGGATCTTTACGACTCAACTCGTAAACCAAAGGCTAAAAAAACTAAGACTAAACCAACTCCTGGTATGGCTAAAGGAGCTGTAAGTAAAGCTAAAAAAGACGCTAAAGAAACAAACCGTCAATCTAAAGCCGCCTCTTTTGATCGTGCCTTTGCTGCTGCTCGTAAAGCAGGTAAGAAAACTTTTACTTGGCAAGGTAAAAAATACAGCACTAAATTAAAATGAACGAATTCAAAGGTGGTTCTATTTCAGACATGCTTGACATGTTGGAACAGAACAGCAACAACATCCAAGGTGTTGATCGTACTGCAGCTCTAAAAGAAATCACCCAACTTAAAAACGCCACTATTGATGAACGTCGGAGGGCTCAGGCTCTCCTTCGTTCTTTAAGTCAAGGTCGTGCTGTTTTAAAAGATACACACCCTAGTGTTACTGGTCGCGGTCGTCCTGCTATTGGTCGCAATGTAATTACTACTGAGAAACCAAGTTCCGGTACTCGCCCTGCATATGACATTAGCTTTTATAACAGACCTGATGGTACTCATATGTTTACTGAAGATAAACCTTTTAAAGGTGGTTTAAAAGATTCTAAATCTAAAGCACTTAGATACAACCTTGGTGATGCCTTTGATAAAGACATACCAAATAAAAGTACTGTAAATATTACTCCAACAGATAGCCGTCGTGCAAAAGCGTACCAGCGTATGACGGGTGGTGCTGTTGATTTTAATATTAAAAACGAGCTTAATACTGCTACAGGAAAAAAGAGAGATACGTTTGATGACGCTAAATCTTGGAAAACCAATAAAGGTAACTTCCAACCAATGTCTGACGGAAAGTTTACTAAAGCTAAACCTAACCCTGCAGATGCTCTACGTAAACCTCTGATCGACGCTGCTACTTCTGACAAACCAATCACTCGTCAAGTCGGTACCTTTGCCCGCTTCCTCCGTTTACCTGGTGCTATCCCCTTTAACACCATCATGCTAGGTGCTGATATTGGTAATTGGATGAAAGATAACCTTTCCCCTAACCAATCAACTAGTGGTCGTGGTGGAGGTCGTTCTGCATTAAACGATTAATATGAATACACTCGACTTATTGAAGTCGGATTTCAAGCTGTTCCTGCAAGCACTATGGGCGCAGCTTGATCTACCCTCTCCTACCCGTGCTCAATACGCAATCGCTGATTACTTACAACACGGACCAAAACGTCTACAGATTCAAGCCTTCCGAGGAGTCGGAAAGTCTTGGATTACTGGTGCTTTTGTTCTTTGGACTCTCTTTAATAATGCCGAAAAGAAAATCATGATCATCTCGGCTTCTAAAGAACGAGCAGACAACATGTCCATCTTTCTACAGAAGTTGATCATTGAAACACCTTGGCTCTCTCACCTGCGTCCTAAATCTGATGACGCCCGTTGGTCCCGCATATCATTTGACGTTAATTGCTCTCCACACCAAGCTCCTTCTGTTAAATCCGTGGGAATTACTGGTCAGCTCACTGGTAGCCGTGCTGACCTCATGGTTCTAGACGATATTGAAGTTCCCTCTAATTCAATGACTGAATTGATGCGAGAAAAACTTCTTCAGTTGGTTACCGAATCAGAATCTATTCTTACTCCTAAAAATGATTCCCGTATTCTATTTCTGGGAACCCCCCAGACAACCTTTACCATATATCGTAAACTCGCCGAACGTAATTATCGCCCCTTCGTATGGCCGTCCAGATATCCGCGTAAAAAAGAAAACTACGAAGGTTTGCTCGCGCCACAGTTGCAAGAAGATCTCGAAAACGGTGCGGAAATATGGTCGACGACAGACCCAGACCGTTTTGATGATGCCGATCTTCTAGAACGAGAAGCGTCAATGGGACGCAGCAACTTTATGTTGCAGTTCATGTTAGACACAAGTCTTAGTGATGCTGAAAAATTCCCACTTAAAAACGCTGATCTCGTCGTTACTTCTGTTAACCCTACTACTGCTCCCGAATCCGTCGTATGGTGCTCAGACCCTCAAAACGTTATCAAAGACCTCCCAACTGTGGGTCTACCTGGAGATTATTTCTACTCTCCAATGCAATTACAAGGTACATGGGCGCCTTACACAGAGTCAATTTGCTCGGTTGACCCGTCGGGTCGTGGTTCAGATGAAACGGCAGCATGCTATATCAGCCAAAGAAATGGATTCCTTTATTTACACGAGGTATTTGCTTCTAAAGACGGATACTCTGACAACACGTTGCTCTCGATCCTTCGACGGTGTAAAAAATATGGAGTTACCAAACTTCTAGTTGAAACTAACTTTGGTGATGGTCTTGTCGGTGAACTTTTTAAAAAACATCTCCAACAAACTAAACAAGCAATCGACGTAGAAGAGGTACGAGCTAATGTCAGAAAAGAAGACCGAATTATCGACTCCCTTGAACCTGTCCTTAATCAGCATCGGCTTATTGTCGATCGTAGTGTTATCGACTGGGATTTTAAGTCCAATCCAGACGCAGCACCTGAAGAGCGGCTCCTTTACATGCTCTTTTATCAAATGAGTCGTATGTGCCGTGAAAAAGGCGCAGTTAAACATGACGATAGAGTGGACTGCCTAGCACAAGGTGTTAAATATTTCACTGATGCAATGGCAATCTCTGCTAATGAACAGATGGTTGCTCATAAACGTGAAGACTGGAATGACATGATGGAAGCTTGGCTTGATGACCCCCAAGCAGCTGCTAATCATATGGTCTTTGGGATGTCCTTAGAACAACGAAAACATGCCAGAAACCTAAAAGGTAAAACTTCAGTCTCTCACTGGGTTTAGGAGCGGTCAGGGATCTATACAGGGGAGGGGAAGGGTGGACCCCGCCTCTGGAGGGAGGAGACAAGCCATCAAAGATGTCTTACTCCTCCTTTATTAGACAACCCTGAATGTTGTCTCTGTAAGAACCTTGAATCCCCCAACCCCCACAGGGGGCTAAAGACAACAAACTTGCTAACTAGTTATTGATCTTGTCAAAGTATGAATCTTTGTACTTATCAATTCTTTGATTGCTGACGCATACCCACCTCTCTATGCATACTACAGAATACGTACACTCTACTCCTGATGGTGATAACCTTGTAGCTTATATGGCTAGAGTATCTAATCCATCTAATCAAAATAATAAAGATACTGCACCTAAGCTTATTAGATACCTAATCAAGCATAAGCATTGGTCT